GAGCGCATGACTGTTAATCATGATGTCACTGGTTCGAGCCCAGTTGGGGGAGCCAAGAGAAAAGCCAGTAATTGAGCCAAAAACGGCTTGTTTACTGGCTTTTTTGTTATACTTTAGTGGTTGTTCGGAATGCTGAGGAATGTGCAAGATATTGTGGGTTGCTACAATGTTGCTACGAATTTCAGGGTATTTCAAGGCATTTCAGAGTATTGACACTCAAAAAAATAGTCCCCGATTGATTTCGGGGGCTTTTGTTGTTTTATGCGAGCTTTTTAACGGCGTCATAGAGCGTGTCAAGCTCTTGAATGATGTAATGGTTGATGTCTGTTTTGTATTCAGCGTGTCCCATGAGTGCGATGATGTCCTCTTCTCTCGCTCCTGCGGCTGACATTCTTGTCGAAAAGGTTCGGCGGCAAGAATGAGGAGTAAACTCATTTCCTAAACCCATAGCCTGCATTGCAGGACGAAAAGCGTATTTTAAGAAATAATCTTTATTCATCGGTTTGCCGAAATCCTCGCCAAGTCGGCAGAAAATAGTTTCACCGTGATGATTTATACATTCGGTCACCATTTTTTGAATTTTAGGATGTATTGGGATCAACCTATTCTTGCCTGCCTCTGATTTAATGCCGGCAACAAAATAAGGAATGCCTTGTTCACTTATGTGAAACTGTTCTGTTGTTAGCGACAAGAACTCCGACACACGGAAATTTAAATAACACATAATGTAAGCATAATCCGCATAAGGCACTTTGCCGATATTTTGGCGAATCAGCTCAAGCTGAACCTCTGTAAACCTTGACGCATTGGTCTCATCGGGCTCGGGTAGCTCGATAAACTCTCCGTAGTTTTTAAGAGCTATGTCTTGCTCAAGCGCAAATTTGTAAATCTTAGTGGCAAACACTTTAATTTTATGCAGTGCCGAAAATTTTAGACCGTCACACATTTTGGGCTTGTTCGTAACCTTATATGTACCTTTGCCGTTTTTGTCGATATATTTTAATTTTCCGCCCGCTCCGACCTCGTGATGTGGATTCTCGTAATAATCGACAATCGTCTGAAAATCAAATGTTTTTAACTCTCTAAACTTACGGCTGTATAACGGCCGCAGCTTAACCCAAGCGGCATTGTAAGAGCTCTTGGCATCGTCGCTCAATTTTTGGTACGCCTTAGTTTTTAGCCAACGCTCGTGCAGTTGTGCAAATGTTATGTTAATGTTGCTTGTGGGGGCTGATTCGTAGTCCGTTAGAGCCTTGACCGCCTCTGTGCGCGTTGCGAATCCTCCAACATACACGCGCTTGCCTGTTATTGTTGAGGCAACATACCATGGCTTTGTTTTGCTGTCTTTACGGTAATAAATAGAGCCTGTGCCGTTTGCTCTCTTTGGCTGTCGTTTAGGTTTATCGGTTTGATTTTTTCCGCAATACGGACAATACACAAAATCGTCCTGTAGTTCTCGGTTACACCGTCGGTTTGTACATTTTTTCATTTTAACGCTCCTAAAAATGGGCGCAAAAAAACCGTTAAAATCTTGTAAATTTTAACAGGTTGTGGTATAATGTTATTGCTTGATTAAAGTACCGTTGCACCCGTTGTAATGGTTTCCGCTCTGTTCGACTGGTACTCGAATTGAGCGGGTTTTTTATTATGTTTTATTTTGGATAATCAGCGTAATTTTAGCGTAATAAGTCTTAATGTCCTCAGCATAGCCTATATACAAATCTTTGATACCTAAAATTCGTGACTGATTATTTTTAACAAAATCGCAATCTTCAGTGTGTAAGTTACCTATCTCCATACCGTTTGCAATTATTTTAATTGCAGGTTCACCTTGATAGCTGTACTCTTGCATTGATACATTAACAACCTTGCCTGCTTGCTTGTCAGCCCTAAGTCTTTTAAGACATTCTTGTCTGTTGCCAAATGTAACACCTGCAACTTTCATCTTTTTAGAGTGTGATTTACCCGTTTCAGGTTTTATATTCACTTGTGGTTGTGGTGTCGGCTGTTTTGGTTTGCCGAACAGTTTAGAAAGTAACCCCATTATTTTTGCCTCCTTATTTTTATATTGACAAATAACATCAATAAATGTACAATAAAATATAAAGAGGTTAGCGCCTTTTTATCCCTATTTTGACTGCTCATAGTGCCAGCTGTGGGCGGTCTTTTTTTATTTTGGCTAGCAAAGTCCGTTCTATGGGACTTTGTAATATATTGACAACATTTCCCACTTGAAATTGTCGAACAGAGATTCTATAATTTAATTATAGGAATTTCGTCCGAATCTTACGAATGAAAGGAAATTAATTCATGAAAAAGAACACAGCGATTAGACAAGAAATAATTGAATACATAGAATCAATCGAAAATCACAAAGCCTTAGTGGCTATACTGAAATTTATAAAAATCATATATCGTCGTAATTTGAACGGTGACAGGGGAGCTTAATGCTCCCCTTTGTTTTTGTCTGAAACGCTTTTAATGAAATTCTTAAAAACTTGCCGTTCGAGCGGCGCCATACTTATATATGTGCGAATAATGTCAATGTCGATTTCATCAAGGTCATACTCTGCTCTAAGAGCATCAATCACTACATCTTCACTTTCTTCGTCAAACATCTCTCCCTCGCCTGTTTTGAGCCATTCGAGGTTTACACTGAATATAGCCGAAATATCTCTAAGTGTTCGCTCTGAAAACTCTCTTTTTTCACTTTCACAAAGAGAAATTATTGACCTCTGTAAATTGAGCTTTTCGGCAAACTGAGTTTGATTAAGATGTACGGCTTTGCGAACTTCAATAACTCTTTTTGCAATATTATTACTCATTAGATTACCTCCTTACAGTTGCTATTATACAAGATAATGATGAATTTGTCAACAAATAAAATTAAAAATTAAAAATAAAATATTTTTTTGCAAAAAACTGTTGACATTGTAATCAAAATAAGTTAAAATAAAGTTGCAAAGTAATCAAGGAGGTGAAAACAATGACAGATAAACAGGAGATGGACATCAAGTCGATCGGCGCAGAGCTTGCGAAAATCTTGATTGATATGACGGACGAAGAAAAGGCTGTTGCTTTCGCAATGATGAAAGGAATGGTCGTGGGCAAGCAGATAGCCGAACAGCAGAAATCAGCATAAACATAAAGAAGGAGATGTAGAAAATGGCTAAGAAGAAAATGAATAAACTTAAAATCAAGCCTTGTCCGTTCTGCGGAAGCGAGGTAACAGTTGAGAATATAGGCGCTGATGAGGAGGCGTATATGTTTGAGTGCACTAACGCTAGTTGTACCGCGGCTACCTGTTTTGGTGATTACAGCATCGACAGAGCGACTGCTATCAAAAATTGGAACAAGCGTGTTGCACAGTGTATCACGAATGCAAAAATCGGCACTTGTACGATCAATATAGATTTGAGGTGATTAAATGATTGACGAAATCCTTATCAATCCTAAGACGGGCGAGCCGTACAAGAATGTACCGCCCAAGATTGCCGCACAATATCTCGACATTACTCCCGAGTTTGTTTATAACGGACTGCGTGAGCAGAGACTGCCGATAGGCACGGCTTGCCTGTTCAAAGGCGGTAAATGGTCGTATAACATTCCGCTTGAAAGGCTCATAGACTACGCCACAAAATGTAATGTTATTATTGCGAAAGGAGTGTAACAAATGGCATTTAAAGATTTAGAAACAAAAAGGTCGCTTAGAAAAAAGTACCGTGACAGCAAAGACCAGCTTAAATACACGCAAAAAAGTCTTGCAAGCACCGAGCAGGAGCGTGACATTGCGAACAGCCGTCTTGAAAAAACAAAAGCAAAGCTTAACAAGGTGACAGCCTTATATGTTGCCGAAAGAGCGAAAAACGCAGAACTTGCCCGCAAACTCAAAGCCCTTGAAACACCTGAATCCGAATCCTTCGGTTTTGAATGTGTGGGGGTCAGTAAATGAAAAAGGGGACAACAGTCGAAAGCGGATATGATGTTGAGGGACGCTGGTGTCTGAAACTCAAAAAAGCTAAAGGCAAGTTTACGCTTGATGAAATAATTGAAGCGGCGAAAGAATGGGAAGAAGATTACTATGCCGTGATTATTAAAGCAATGGGCGATGAGACAGCACAGTATTACGATGATGACCTTGAGGGGGATTACGTGACGCTATATCGTGCTACAGATTTTATAAGCAAGGAGGTGTAACCGATGAAAAGATTAACTTTAAATCAAGACAGCGAAATCAAGGTTAAGGACATCTACGGCAAAATGCACGACTGCAAAGATGTACCAAACGAGTTTTATGGTTGCATTCGCAAACTTTACGACTATGAAAATACAGGGTTCAATCCCGAAGAGATTGAAATAATTGTAGAAGCTCTTGAAGATATGCGTGACAAACTGTATAAAGCGGGCAACCCAAATGCATACAGTGTGAGCAACTGCTATAAAACCCTTAACGCTATTCTTGAAGTAAGGGAAAAAAGAAAAATCCGCTGACGGTATTGCAGTACCGAACAGCGGAGCATAAAAAAACATCTTAATTAAATGATAGACAATTTTAAGCGAATTGTCAAGGAGGACTTTAATATGTCAGTAAAAATATCAGCTTTTGAAATCGAAAATGTAAAAAGAGTAAAGGCGGTTGCTTATGAACCGACCGAAAACGGACTTACCGTGTTGGGCGGTAAAAACGGTCAGGGCAAGACATCTGTTCTTGACGCAATTGCGTGGGCGCTCGGCGGAAATCGTTTTGCTCCGTCCACTCCGTACCGTGAGGGTTCAACAATTCCGCCACATCTCAAAATCAAGCTCTCAAACGGTATAGTTGTGGAGCGTAGCGGTAAGAACAGCAGTCTTAAAGTAATTGACACCGCAGGCAACAAAGGCGGACAGGCTTTGCTTGACGCATTTGTCAGTAACTTTGCTCTTGACCTGCCAAAGTTTATGAATGCAACAGGCAAAGAAAAGGCTGACACTCTCTTGCAGATTATCGGTGTGGGTAACAAAGTGTATGAACTTGAAACACAGGAAACACAGATGTATAACGAGCGCCGCGCTATCGGTCAGATTGCAGACCAAAAGAAAAAGTTTGCTGCCGAAATGCCCGAATACGAAGGTGTGCCGAACGAACCTGTGTCAGCCTCGGAACTTATCAACAAGCAGCAGGAAATCCTTGCACGCAACGGCGAAAACAACCGTCTGAGAGCAGAAAAAGATAATCTTGAAAGCCGTGCCAACAATTTACAGAGCAAAATCAACAGGCTTAACGAGGATTTGAGAAAATACAATTCTGAGCTTACAAAAGTGCTTGCACAGCTTGAACAGAGCAGAAAGACCGTTGCCGAACTGCACGATGAAAGCACGGCAGAGCTTGAAAGAAACATTACCGAGATTGATGAAATTAACCGCAAAGTCAGAGCCAACCTCGATAAAGCGAAAGCTGATGATGACGCAAAGGAATATTACGGCAAGTACGCCGATATGACGGCACAGCTTGAAGAAATCCGCAAAACAAAATATGACTTGCTCAACAACGCAAATTTGCCCCTTGACGGCTTATCGGTTGAAAAGGGCGAGCTTACATATAACGGTTTTAAGTGGGACAATATGAGCGGTTCTGAACAGCTTCGTGTCGCTACGGCAATTGTTCGCAAGCTCAATCCCGAATGCGGATTTGTCCTGCTTGACAAGCTCGAACAAATGGATACCGACACACTCAAAGACTTTGCAAAATGGCTTGAATCAGAGGGATTGCAGGCTATTGCAACAAGAGTTTCAAACGGTGATGAATGTTCAATCATCATTGAGGACGGTTATATTAAGTCCGAAACAACCACACCCGTTACAACACCGACTTGGACAGAAGGAGAGTTTTAATTATGGCTACAAGAACTACAGCTAAAACAACAGCAAAAACAAATACAAATGAATGTGTAATCAAATGCAATCCGCACAGAGAGCTTGCCTGCGGTTATACCAAGGTCAAGATTATGCCTGAAAACTATTCGAGAATTGTTTTGATTGCAGGTATGACAGGCAAGTCAATACAGGATTTGACAAACGAATTGCTCAACTACGCAATCGACTATGTTGTCATTGATGTTGACGGTAATAAAATCAATTTTTCAGATGTACAGGGGGTGAGATAAATGAACATCACAAGAGGTAAAATCAAGTCAGCGCAAAAAGTTGTAATTTACGGTCCTGAGGGTATTGGCAAGTCAACCTTTGCTTCACAGTTTCCGAACCCTCTGTTTATCGACACGGAGGGCAGCACAAAAAACCTTGATGTTGCGAGAATGGATAAGCCGACATCGTGGACCATGCTAAAGAGTCAGCTTGAATATATCAAAAGCAATCCGACTGTATGCAAGACGGTAGTTATCGACACAATCGACTGGGCAGAACAGCTTTGTATTGATGATATTTGCTCAAAGTACGGCAAAAAAGGTATTGAAGATTTCGGTTACGGAAACGGATATGTTTACGAAAAAGAGGAGTTCGGCAGATTTTTGAACAGCCTTGAAGATTTAATCGACAGAGGTATCAATGTTGTGCTTACCGCACACGCACAGCTCCGCAAGTTTTCACAGCCTGATGAAATCGGGGAATATGACCGTTGGGAGCTTAAACTCGGCAAAAAGACTGCTTCACAGATTTCTCCGCTTGTAAAAGAATGGGCGGATATGGTGCTTTTCGCAAACTATAAAACAGTAGCGGTAGCGACCGACAAAGACGGCAGAAAGTACAAGGCACAGGGCGGAGGGAGAGTGATGTACACGCTTCATCACCCTTGTTGGGACGCAAAGAACCGTCACGGACTGCCCGAAGAAATGGATTTTAGCTACGCAGGCATTGCCCACATTTTTAATGATGTTGCACCTGTAAATAACGCTCCTGTTCCGCAGAATCCGATACCTCAGCCGCCTAAGTCAGAGCCTGCGACACAGCCTGTGCCACAACCTACGCAAATTGAAAAAGCTCCCGAGCCTGTACCACCTTCACCTATGCCACAGAATGACAAGTCTGTCAATATTCCCGAGGGCATACCAAAAGCACTTGCCGACCTTATGAGAGCTAACGGAGTTGACGAAAGCGAAATCAGACAGGCGGTGTTTACACAGGGACACTACCCTTACGATACACCGATTACAAACTATGACCCACGATTTATTAACGGTTGCCTTGTGGGAGCGTGGAATAAGGTATTCGAAGTGATACAGAGCAACCGTGACTTACCATTTGAATAAGAAAGGAAGATGTATAAATGGATAGAGAATTTGGATGGAACGACGAAATAACCGAAGAGGGCGGAAATTATGAATCGCTCCCCGAGGGTGATTATGATTTTACGGTAGCAAAAGTTGAGCGTGCACGCTCGCAGGGCAAGGGAAAGCTCCCAGCCTGTAATATGGCAAAGGTGACTTTTGATGTGTGGGGAGCAGATGACAAAAGAGAAATTACAGTTAATTTCGTACTGCACTCCTCGCTTGAATGGAAGCTGTCACAGCTCTTTTTGTCTGTGTCAATGAAAAAACACGGCGAACCGCTCCGTATGGACTGGACAGGCATTATCGGTAAGAAAGGTAAATGTCAGGTTATCATCCGCAAATATGTGAAGAATGACGGCACAGAGAGCGTAACAAATGACATCAAGTATTTCTATGCCTACGATGAGCAGGTGACAACGATATCGCCTGCCGTAGCACAGTCTGCACCTCAGCAGTATGTACAGCCTACATATCCGCCACAGTATAACACACAGCCTGCAATGCCAAATACTGCGATACCGAATAACTGGACACCGGGTAGCTTTTAATGCAACTTCGACCGTATCAGAATGAAGCAAAGAATGCCGTTTTCTCCGAGTGGGAAAGCGGCAATTTAAAAACATTACTTGTCTTGCCTACAGGCTGTGGCAAGACGATAGTTTTTGCAAAAATCACCGAAGAATGTGTCCGTCGAGGTGACAGGGTGCTGATACTTGCCCACCGTGGAGAATTGCTCGACCAAGCGGCGGACAAAATCCAAAAAGCAACAGGGCTTAATTCGTCAGTCGAAAAAGCCGAGCAAAGTTGCATAGGTTCGTGGAACAGGGTTGTTGTAGGCTCTGTACAGACGCTTATGCGTGAAAAAAGACTGTCAAACTTTGACAGCGATTACTTTGATACAATCATTATTGATGAAGCACATCACTCAATCAGCGACAGCTATCGGCGTGTGCTTGAGCATTTTGACAATGCAAAAGTGTTGGGTGTTACCGCAACACCCGACCGAGGAGATATGAAAAATTTAGGAACAGTATTTGATTCGCTTGCTTATGAATACACACTCCCTAAGGCTATCAAAGAGGGATATCTGTCACCGATTAAAGCTGTGACAATACCGCTTACACTTGACCTTTCGGGAGTTGCCACACAGGCAGGAGATTTTAAAGCAAGCGACATTGACACGGCACTTGATCCGTATCTTTATCAGATTGCCGAGGAAATGAAAAAATACTGTAAGAACCGTAAAACTGTTGTGTTTTTACCACTTGTAAAAACATCGCAGAAATTTAAAGACATTTTGAACGAAAAAGGCTTTAAAGCGGCAGAGGTCAACGGCAACAGCGAAGACAGAGCGGAAGTATTGCAGGATTTTGAAAACGATAAATACAATGTCTTGTGTAACTCAATGCTTTTAACCGAGGGTTGGGACTGCCCAAGCGTTGACTGCGTTGTCGTTTTAAGACCTACAAAGGTTCGGGGGCTTTACTGCCAAATGGTCGGCAGAGGTACAAGACTTGCTCCAAACAAGACGGAGCTTTTGCTACTCGACTTTTTGTGGCACACCGAAAGGCACGAACTTTGCAGACCTGCACATCTCATTTGCGACAACGATGAAGTCGCACAAAAAATGACCGAAAACTTATCAGAACAGGCAGGCTGTCCGATTGACATTGAAGAAGCGGAGGAAAAAGCAAGCGAAGATGTTGTTGCTCAGCGTGAAGAAGCACTTGCAAATCAGCTTGCGGAAATGCGAACACGCAAACGCAAACTTGTAGATCCGTTGCAGTACGAAATGTCAATTCAGGCGCAGGACCTTGCAGGATATGTTCCTGCATTCGGCTGGGAGTGCTCTCCGCCTACGGACAAGCAGAAATCCAAGCTTGAAAAACTCGGAATATTCCCTGATGAAATCCAGAGTGCCGGCAAAGCAAAGCTTATTCTTGACAGGCTCGAAAAGCGAAGAATTGAGGGCTTAACCACACCTAAACAAATCCGTATGCTTGAAAGCAGAGGCTTTCAGCACGTGGGCAAATGGCAGTTTGACGAAGCCTCGGCTCTGATTTCGAGAATTGCCGCAAACGGTTGGAGAACTCCGAAAAACATTAACCCGAAAACATATGTACCGCAAAGCGAGGTGAATACGGTTGGACTTACTTAATGCACTTGAATACATCAGTCCGTCAGAGCTTGACTACCAAGAATGGATAAATGTCGGAATGGCACTCAAACAAGAGGGGTACAGCGTAAAGGACTGGGACGATTGGAGCAGAGCAGACAACCGCTATCACAATGGTGAGTGTGAAAAGAAATGGCAGAGCTTTAACGGCTCTGCTTCACCTGTCACAGCAGGCACAATAGTTCAAATGGCAAAAGACAGAGGGATGACTTTCCGTGAATCGAAAGAACTCGGCTGGAATGATGAAATTGCTTTTGAACAAGGCGATATCGGTGTAACAGCCTGTGAGGGTGTAAAGTTTCACGAGCCTGCAAACTGGAATCCTGTGAATGAAATTGTAACCTACCTTGAAACCCTCTTTGACAGCTCCGAAAATGTCGGCTATGTAACCGAAACTTGGGAGAAGAACGATAACGGCAAGGTTAAATATCTGCCCACAAAGGGCAGTTGTGACCGTACGGCAGGTGAGCTTATTGCCGCCCTCAACAATTGTGACGGTGATATTTCAAATGTATTCGGCGATTACAAACCCGAGGCAGGCGCGTGGATAAGGTTTAATCCGTTGGATGGTAAGGGTGTTAAAAACGAGAATGTAACCGATTATCGTTACGCTCTGGTGGAATCTGACTGTATGGCTCTTGAAGAGCAAAACGCAATCATCAGAGAGCTTGAACTGCCTGTTGCGGTGCTTGTTTATTCGGGCGGAAAATCAATCCACGCTATAGTTAAGATTGATGCTACGAACTATGACGAATACCGCAAAAGGGTTGATTATCTCTACAATGTATGCCATAAAAACGGCTTTGAAATCGACAAGCAGAACCGCAATCCGTCAAGATTGAGCCGTATGCCCGGTGTTATCCGCAACGGCAAAAAGCAGTTTATCATTGACACAAACATCGGTAAATCCGACTTTGCCGAGTGGAAAGACTGGGTGGAGAGCATTAACGATGACTTGCCCGACCTTGACAACCTTGCAGATTTTTTTGAAAATCCTCCTGAACTTGCTCCGCCTCTGATTGAGGGAGTATTGCGACAGGGACATAAAATGCTCCTCGGCGGACCCTCAAAAGCAGGTAAGTCATTTGGTCTTATCGAATTGTGTATTGCAATTGCCGAGGGAACAGAATGGTTCGGCTTTAAGTGTGCGCAGGGCAATGTCTTGTATGTGAATCTTGAACTTGACCGTGCGTCCTGTTTTCACAGATTCAAGGACGTATACGAAGCACTTGGACTTGAACCGAATAACTTAAACAGAATTGATATTTGGAACTTGCGTGGCAAGTCCGTGCCTATGGATAAGTTAGCGCCTATGCTCATACGCAGAGCTTTAAAAGGCAACTTTATAGCCGTAGTGATTGATCCAATATACAAGGTTATTACAGGCGATGAGAACAGTGCTGACCAAATGGCACACTTCTGCAACCAGTTTGATAAGGTGTGTACCGAAATCGGATGTGCGGTAATCTACTGCCACCACCATTCAAAAGGCGCTCAGGGTGGCAAGAAGTCAATGGACAGAGTTTCGGGCTCGGGTGTTTTCGCTCGTGACCCTGACGCACTCCTTGACCTTACAAGACTTGAAATCAGCGATGATTTGATGAAACAGCAAAAGGATGAAAGAACCTGTAAAATCTGCAAAGACTGGATAGGTCGCTTCAACAAAATCAGTGAAGTGTGTTCGCAGGACGATTTGGTAATGGCAAATAATATGATTGACATCGCACGCAAAACGCTTCCTGAACAGTCTTTTAAGCTGATGATGTCAGATGTTGCCCGTGCCGAAAAAACCGTAAAAGGGATGTCAGCGTGGAGAATAGAGGGTACTCTGCGAGAGTTTCCGGCATTTGATGCACTAAACCTTTGGTTTGATTATCCGATACACAAATCGGACGCAACAGGTGTGTTGAAAGACTGTAATTTTGAGGGCGATTTTGACCCGCCTTATAAGAAGAATTTCGGTAAGAAAAAGAGTGAATCGGAACGCAAAAAAGAACGCTCAGAATCTATTATGACAGCGTTTACTGCAGAAGAAAATAACGGTCAGGCAGATATAAATGACATTGCTACATATCTTGGAGTTACCGAAAAAACAGTCCGAAATCGACTAAAAGAACACGGCGGATTTTGGATTGACGGCGGTAAAACAGGATTGAGGGAAAAGGAAAAAGTCGAATAAATTTTCCTTTTCTGTCAAATTTGGAAGGAAAATTTTCTCGGGAATTTCCCTTTCCGTGAGAGGAAATAGGGAAAATTTCCCGAGAAATTCCCTTTCCGAAAATGACGGAAAATGACTTTTTTCTCGAGATTTTCCGAGGGAAAGAAAAAGTATATATACTACCGTATATATAAACGATGTCCGTTCCCTAAGGTCACAGGGGTGAAGTAGTTGTGCGAAGCTTACGCACAACAACTCCTTCCCCTGACCTGTGACTAGAAGCAAAATTCAAAAATTAAAAGTAGCTTTAATGCTTTAAAGGAGTGAAATATAAAAATGGATTTTTTTATGGCGATGATACCGCCGACCGTAACTGCACAGGAACATAAAGTTATGGTAAAAAACGGCAAACCTGTTTTTTACAATCCGCCCGAGGTGAAACAGGCAAGAGAAAAGCTCACATCACATTTGGCAAAGTTTAAACCGTCAGACCCGTACAAGTCGGGTGTCAGATTGATAACAAAATGGTGTTTTCCTCGTGGTAAACATCAGGACGGCGAATATCGCATAACAAAGCCCGATACAGACAATCTGCAAAAAATGCTAAAAGACTGTATGACCGCTCTCGGCTTTTGGTCTGATGACGCACTTGTCGCAAGTGAGATATGCGAAAAGTTTTGGGCGGATGTTCCGGGTATTTACATCGAGGTGGAAGAACTGTGAATATCTCGGAAGTTAAACGCAACCTTGAAAGAGTTGTGCTGTACAATGGAGCAGAATACATTCTGAAAGGCTGTATCATCAGACGGAATACAACAGGTCAGTTTTATTATCAAGCCGAACTTGCGGACACTAAAGCCAAAAGCTCGTTGATTGTAACTGCACTTGATAAGATTGACGAAAGGAGAACCGACATTGAAAGCGAGAATACCCGTTAAGCTGAAAAGAGAGGCTATGGCGGAGATTAACCGCCTTGCCGACATGGAATATCAGAAAGTCAAGGACAAAGAAATCAATGACCTGACAAGGCGAATTTTTAAGACTATGGTTTTTGCTTTGTATCAGGACTTTGGATTTGGTCGTGGCAGATGTGCAAAGGCACTTAAATCAATGACCGAGATTATCGAACACTCGGACACGGACGAAGTCTTTTGGGAACACATCGACCGTGTTGTCATTGATAAGCTGAAACTTGAATTTGACAAACGGGACTATACCGACAATGGAAAAGTTGTTAATTTTGAAGGAGGTCAAGAAAATGATTGATTGTTCAAAAACAGAGAATTACTTCAACGAAAAGTTGAGGATGACGAAAAGGACAAAGAACGGACTGTGTGAAATTAAGTGTAGCAACTGTCCTTTGTGTAGTAATAAAAACGGTGAAGGTTTACCGTGTCCAGACTTTGAAATGTATTACCCCAAAAAAGCCATTGCAATCGTGCAAAAATGGAGTGATGAACATCCGCAAAAGACATATCTTACGGAGTTCTTGAAGAATTATCCAAACGCTCTACTCAAGGATGACGGAACACCCGAAATATGCCTCAGTAGCTTAGGATTGACGAACTATAATGGATGCAGAAACGGCATTACTTGTTCGGAATGTTGGAATCAGCCTATTGAGGAGTGTGAAAAATAATGGCATTCCCCGAAAAGCTAAAAGCGTTAAGACTTAAAAATGGATTAACGCAAGATGAACTGGGCGAAAAGCTCTATTTAAGCAGGACAAGTATATCTTACTATGAGCAAGGAAAATTTGAGCCTAATATCGAAACCATAATAGCTGTAGCGAATTTATTTAACATCACAACAGATGAATTGTTGAAGTGAGGCTGAAAATGGATAAGTCACACAGAACAGATTTAACATTTTCAAGACAGCTTGAAAAGGCTATGACATCAAGAAACATAGGTGCAACAAAACTGTCGAGAATGTCGGGAATACAACGTAGTCAGATATGCAAATATTTGACTGCTGAGATGTCGCCGACAGCAATGACTATTCGCAAATTAGCTATTGCTTTAGGCGTAACATCTGATTATTTATTAGGGCTGGTTAAAGCAGACAAACAATAGCGTACAATAATAAAATTGTACCTAAAAATAACAGCAAAAAATTATACAATGGACTTATGATGCAGAAGGATTATCTGTGTTGCAAGTCCATTTTTATTTGGCGGTGTATGGTATGGCTAAAGCGTTTGCTATAGGATTTTATAAATCTAAAAAGTGGCAGGACTGCCGACAGAGCTTTATCGCTGAAAGAATGCTTGTCGACGGCGGTTTGTGTCAGCTGTGCAAAGAGCGACACGGCTATATCGTACATCATAAGATCATGATTAATGAGAGCAACATAAACAATCCTGATGTTACTCTCAATTACGACAATTTATTATTTGTGTGCAAAAAATGTCACGATGATTTGCCGGGGCACGGGATAGGCGGTTGCGAACCGAAAAAATATTTTTTTGATGAGAGCGGAATGCTCCGACCGATTATCCCCCCCCGTTGAAAAATCGGAAACCAGTGACCGTAGGACCGAGGGGGGCAGTTAGATTTTTTGCGCGCCTTACATATAGCCCCCCCTCCCCCTAAAATCTTGTGTGAAAGGACGGTGACTTGTAAAATGACTGACGAACAGAGAGAACAAAGAGCGATTAAACGAGAGATAAAGCGATTAACGGAAATCTACAAGGACATAGAAGTTAAGAGAAAAGACCTCGCCGTTGGCTTAATCGAGAATGCGGCGTTTACTCGAATCAGACTGAAAGAACTGCAACAAGACATTGCAATTTATGGCTTGACTGAATTATTTTCGCAGTCGGAAACACAAGAGCCGTATTCACGCAAAAGACCTGAGGCAGATTTGTATAATACCATGCTCGGCAACTATCTCAAATACATTAAACAGCTCAACGATATGCTTCCGAAAGTGACCGAGACGAAGACTGTGACAACAGACGGCTTTGACGATTTCGTTGAAGGGCGTGACAAGCTTTGAAACGCTATCCATTAAGTTATAATCCGATACTCGAATACTACGAGCAGATAAAGAACGGCAAGGTTACTGTTTGCGACAAAATACGCAAGTGGTACAAACATTTAAGTGATAAGGTGATTAATCCGACAGACGGCTATCATTACGAAGCTAAGCGAGGAAATCACATCATTGAATTTGTCGAAAACTACTGCCGACACAGTAAAGGCAAAATGGGCGGTCAGCTTGTGAAGCTTGAACTGTGGGAAAAAGCGTGGCTTGCGGCGACATTTGGCTTTGTAGACGATGACGGTATAAGACAATATAACTTATCTGTGTTGATTATTGGGAAGAAAAACGGCAAGTCTTTGCTTGCCTCTGCGATTGGCTTGTATATGCTCATCGGCGACGGTGAACCCGGTCCCGAAGTGTATGCAGTTGCTACAAAGCGTGACCAAGCTAAAATCATTTGGCAGGAAGCAAAACGAATGGTTCGCAAAAGCGAAACTTTGCTAAAGCGAATTAAACCGCTGTTGAATGAATTGAGTTCAGAAGATTATAACTGCGGAGTGTTTAAGCCGCTTGCTTCTGATTCAGATACACTTGACGGTTTGAATGTGCATTGTTGCCTTATGGACGAACTTCATCAATGGAAGAACGGCAGACAGCTGTATGACATTATGGCAGACGGCACTATCGGGCGAGATCAACCGCTTATCCTTGTGACAACAACAGCCGGAAAAATCAGAGAGGACATCTACGATGAAATCTATGACGATGCCGTTCGCACTACGAATGGTTTGTTTGACGATGTAGGTTACAAAGACGAACACAGCCTTTACATTATCTATGAGCTTGACAAGCGTGAAGAATGGGAAAAACCCGATTGCTGGGAAAAGGCAAACCCCGGACTTGGCACTATTAAAAATCGAAATGCCCTTGCAAGCAAGGTCAAGAAAGCGCAGGCGAATCCGTCACTTGTACGCAACCTTGTATGCAAAGAATTTAACATAGCCGAAACATCAACTGAATCGTGGCTCAATTTCGAGGAGCTTAACAACGAAACAAAATTTGATGTAAAGGAACTCCGTCCGACCTACGGCATAGGCGGTGCAGATCTGTCAAGCACAACCGACCTGACAGCGGCAAAGATGTTGTTTCGATTGCCTGACAATGAAAACATTTATGTAATGTCTATGTACTGGATACCGGTCGACCTTGTGGAAAAGAAAGTTGCCGAAGATAAAATTCCTTACGATAAATGGATAGAACAGGGCTATATGAGGACTTGCCCCGGTAATAAGATTGACGCAAGTGTTGTTACGGCATGGTATCAAGAATTACAAGACGAATACGACATTTACTTATGGAAAGAGGGTTATGACGCTTGGTCGGCTCAGATGTGGGTTAATCAGATGATTGACGCTTTCGGTCCTACCGTTATGGAAGCGGTACATCAGGGCAAGAAAACGCTGTCTGCCCCGATGAAAGCCCTCAAAGCAGACCTTGTCAAGAAAAGAATAATTTACAACAACAACCCAATAGATAAGTGGTGCCTTGCAAACACCGCAATAGATGAGGACAGAAACGGTAATATACAGCCAATTAAGACATCAAAGTCAACAAGACGAATTGACGGTACTGCGGCATTGCTTGACGCTTACACAATATATTTTGAGTACGAAGATGAATATCTAAGCATTGTTTAGGAGGTGAGAGAATGGGAAAATTTAAGAACTTTTTAAATTCTGTTCGCAATGTCAGAAAGACAAAGAATTTTTCAAGGGTTGAACTTGTCACGCAGAATAATTCAAATTTTTTTTGTGGGGCAACAGAGCATATGATTCCGACACTGTCCGAGCTTGCGTTAATGCACAGGCTCTCAGATTCTCGAAGTTATCCATTAAGCACATAAGAGAAACAATCGTTGACGGCAGAAAAGACCTCCTAATCAATCCCGAACCTTACGTCAAGTTCTTGCTTGAAGAACCTAACCCGTACACAACAATGGATATGCTTCTATACAGGACAAGCACACAGTTATCGTTATCAGGCAATGCTTTTTGGCTCATCATTAGAGACACAAACGGCTTGCCTGCGGAATTGTATTTCATACCGGCTAAATCAGCTACGGATTTGTACGACACTAACGGTAACCTTGTTTATGAATTTATTCTTGCAAACGGCAAGACTTACCGCTTTGCCTCCGAAGATGTCATTCACTTGCGTGATGACTTCGCAGAGAACGATATATTTGGAAGTGGCAAATTTAAGGCTCTTGCTCCTTTGCTCGAAATTGTTGAAACAACCGACAGCGGCATCATCAGCGCTATCAGAAATTCAAGTGTCATTAAATGGTTGCTGAAATATACCTCATCGTTGCGTCCTGAGGATTTGAAAAAGAACGCAAAAGCGTTTGCTGATAACTACCTTAACATCAGCAACAGCTCTGTGGGCGTTGCGGCAGTTGACGCAAAGGTTGACGCAAATCAGATAACCCCGAACGACTATGTCCCCAATGCTTTGCAGATGGACAGAACCAAAAACAGAATCCTTGAGCTTTTTAACACTAATGTGAAAATTATCACATCAACAGCGAATGAAGATGAAGAAAATGCTTACTTCGAGGCGGTAATTTCACCTAAAATTATTCAGCTTAAAAACGAGCTGACACGGAAACTATTCACTCGCCGTCAGCGTAGTTGTGGAAATTACATCGCGGTCGGTTCGTTCAATCTACAATCTGCAAGTCTTAAAACAAAGCTGAATTTCGCCGGAATGGTTGACCGTGGAGCAATGCTCCCGAACGAATGGCGAGAATCACTTGGACTTGCTCCTGTTCCGGGCGGTGACACTCCACTCAGAAGATTAGATACAGTTGCGGTCGATGAAGGAGGTGAAGAAAGTGAAGAGTAAAAATTATGAAGATTTTGTTGAAAAATTTAAGCCCAAGAAAACAACTGATGATTGTTATACACCATCGTTAGTTTATGAAGCTATAAGCGATTGGGTGGCAAACGAATACAATCTTGATAAATTCACTTTTTGCCGTCCGTTTTATCCCGGAGGCGACTACGAAAATTACGATTATTCAGGGAAAATAGTTGTTGATAATCCGCCCTTTAGCCTTTTGGCAAAAATTTTAGATTTTTATACTCGCAACAAAATTAAATGCTTTTTATTTGCTCCTACTCTTACTATTTTTAGCAATAAAAGAAGTTGCAACTACACAACAATCCTTTGCGGCATTAGTATTACATACGAAAATGGTGCAGTTGTAAACACATCATTTATTACAAATTTAGATGATCCTGCCTTGCAAATAAGAACTGCTCCAACTTTATATAAAGTAGTTAAGCTTGCAGATAATAAAACGCTTGCCGCAATAAAGAAACAACTCCCGAAATATTCTTACCCTGATAACGTAATTACCAGTGCTAAACTTTATCCTTTTGCGAAGTATGGTATAGATATAAAAATAAAAAAATCGCAATGCCATTTTATCAGAGCTTTAGAATCACAAAGAGCGAAGAAAAAGGTTATTTTTGGCGCTGGTTTTTTGATTTCGGATAGTGTCAAAGCCGAATTGCAGAAAGCCGAATTGCAGAAAGCCGAAGCAACAGAAACGAACAACTGGGAGCTTAGCAGTGAAGAACTTTTAATAATCAAATCACTTGGCGAAGGAGGTGAAAACAATGCCGAAGGTAATTGACATCAAGGGTCCTATTATTACAAACGATGACAAGTGGATATATGACTGGTTCGGGGTAGCCTCTTGCTGTCCTGCCGATATTCGTTCTCAGCTTGATGATACGACGGACGATGAGGGTGTACAGGTTGTTATCAATTCATCAGGTGGTGACATCTTTGCCGCCTCCGAAATTTACGATATGCTCGCCGAAAGTGAGGCGACAATCAAGGTTGTTTTTGCCGCCTCTGCCGCTTCATACATCGCTTGTGCGTGCACATCTGAAATTGTGCCGACAGGTATGCTTATGATTCATAATGTTTCAAACTATGCCGCAGGGGATTACAATGACATGGCACACGAATCGGGTGTGTTGCTCAAAGCAAGTAAAGCCGTTGCAACAGCGTACAGGCTAAAAACCGGTATGAGTGAGGACGAACTTATCGGACTTATGGATAACGAAACTTGGCTTACTGCCGATGAGGCGGTTGAAAAAGGTTTTATTGACAAAATTACCGAATATGCCGCTAATAAGCCCGTGGAAGTTAAACTTGCGGCAAGCCTTAACGGTCTTATCCCTGACACAATTATCAAACAGATGAGAAGTGAAAAAACACAGCTTACAGCAAAACTTGAATTATTAAAACGAAAGGAAGTTGAAGAATGAACAAACAGGAATATCTTGACAAGAGAAATGCTCTCTATGATAAGGCTAAGCAGCTTATCGCAGAGAACAAACTCACCGAGGCGAGAGAGGTAACACAGCAGATTGATAAGCTCGACAGTGACTTTGAAAATTCTGCCGTGAATAAGGCAAATAAAAATGCAGAGGAGGGGATTAAAATGCCTGCGCCATTTGAAAATCACAAGACAAACATCGACCTCACAGATGAGGACGAACAGGTAACAGATATGTACGCAACACTTGAATACAGAAAAGCATTCGCTAACTATATTCAGAACGGTGTACCCGTGTCACAGAAGTTTGCTAACACAGCGGCACAGACAACATCGGGTACTGCGGCGGCAATTGTACCGACAACAATGTATCAGCGTTTGATTGTTGAACTTGAAAAAGTCGGCGAGATTTATGCAAGAGTATTTAAGACAGCTTATCCGACTGCACTCCTTGTTCCTACACAGAACATCAGACCGACAGCGAGCTGGGTTGACGAAGAAAAGGGCTCTGACCAGCAGAAGGTTACAACTGACAAGGTTGTGTTTGCAGGCTATAAGCTTGAATGCAAGGTTGCATTTTCTCTCTTTATGACAAAAACCGCACTTGATACCTTTGAATCGCAGTTTATTGACCAGATCAAGAATGCGATCGTAAAGGCTGTTGAATCTGCAATCATTAAGGGTACAGGCACAGGCTCTCCGACAGGTATTCTTACTTGCACGCCGCCTGAGGGTCAGACTATCGAAATTGCAAAGACAGGTAAACTTGCTTATTCAACACTTTGCAACGCTGAGGCGGCTCTTCCTGCCGCATATGACGATGCTGTATGGCTTATGACAAAGAAATCATTCTTTGCATTTATGGGCATTACAGACAGCAACGGTCAGCCTGTCGCTCGTATGTCTGAGGGTCTCAACGGTAAGCCGTCACTTACCCTTTTCGGTCGTGCAGTTATCCCGACAGACGGCTATATGGATTCATACGCTGATACAGTTTCAGCCGACACAACCTTTGCAATGATGTTTAATCTTAACGATTACATCTTTAACGAGGTAATGGGCTTAAGTGTCAAGAAATACGAAGAGGACGACACCGATAACACAGTCCTTAAAGCCGTAATGCTTGCAGACGGTAAGGTCGTGGATACTCACAGCTTGGTGAAACTCGTTAAGAAGAGCGCTTAAAAGAGGTTTGAATCATGGCAGTATCAAATGAAATTGAAGCCGTAAAGGTTTCACTCCGTATCAATACGGTGCTGTTTGACGATGAAATATCTGCCCTCATTGATTCTGCCAAAAGCGATATGACAGGTGCAGGAGTTGATGTTAATGACAAAAACTTAACTGCACTTGTTATGCAGGCAGTCAAATTTTATTGCCGCGCTTATTTTTCGGTGACAGCTGACAGCGAGTGGGCACGGCATTACGAAGAGTTGCGTGATGCAATGGCGGCGAGAGGAGCACAAACAGAATGAATGCAGATGCTTTGATTTTGCTTGTTTCGGGCTATAACGAAACAACAAACGATATCGGTGAAATCGTTCAGTCCGAAAGGCTCCACAAGGTCTATGCTCGGCGGCAATATGTCAGACAATCCGAGTTCTTTCAGGCACAAGCTAACGGATTAAAACCTGAATGTATGCTTGAAGTTAATTCCTTTGAGTATCAGAACGAAGAATTTTGTTACCTTGATAACAAAAAGTTCAAAATCTATCGTGCATATCAAATCAAAGGAACAGAGCGTACAGAGCTGTATTTAACGGATGTGGTAGGTGAGAATAATGTCACTCCCTAAAGCAGTTAAAATCACAAAAAACGGCGTTGAGATAATCAGCAATGTTGACCGTATTCAATATACGCTCAAAGAGCTTGAACGAGCCGCTCTGCGTGATGTTGGGAAACTGGTATGTAAACGGTCACGACAAAAAATAAAACGCAGGACGGGGCGCTTAGCGAAAAACACGCAGTATTGGGTACGCTCAAAGCAAAAAATTCCTGATCTGCAAGTAGGCTTTAAACCGGGCGGTTTCTATGGACTGTACCAAGAGATTGGCACGAATAAATACCCAAAAATCGGAGCATTGAGCGATGCCGCCGAAAGCAACATCAAAGACATTATAAAGATTGAACAGCAATACCTCAGTGCCGTAGGCACGGAAGAGGCAGAACGCAAACTGAACGAGGGGGAATACAGCGGTGAATAACATCAAGAAATTTTTGAAAGACTTATTCGCTGAGTATGCACCCTCTTATTTTTTACAGGCAGAAAGCGGATTTCCTCGCCTTGTATATGAGGTCAAACAGCTCTACACGGATGAGCCGTTTGACAAGTTTATTGTGACCGTTAATGTTTATGATAGGCAGACTACGGCGGACATTGATGAAGTTGTGGACAAAATCTACGACAACATAGCAAAGGCTACATACTTGGTTGATGATGTTTTTTACAAATTCTACAACAATTTTGACCGGCAGTATATTGCAGAATCAGACAAATCAATAAAGAGAGTGATGTTCACTCTCGAAATGAGAAGATATAGAAAGGATGATTAAAATGGCAACAGTTAAGCCACGAAAGATTAAGCCGTATAGCGGTTATAATTCAAAAACGCCTGACCATATGCTCCTTGACGCAGGTGCGTTCTTTGTGAACTACGACCCTGCTACAGACACATACGCAAGCGCGAAAAAAGCAGGCAAGTGCCTTGGTGTAACGATTAAAGGCGGTGAATTTTCGGCAAAGCCGACACTCAGACGGCTTGAATTTGACGGTGTAAAAACACGAACTAAAGGCGACACCGTAGTTGACGGTTGGGAAGTTTACATCAAGGCAACCCTTGCCGAAATCACTACACAGAACCTTATTTACGGTCTTGGTATTGCCGATAAAAGCACAGACGAAAAGGTCGTAGGCTACGATGTAATCACAGGTAGAGATGTTATTCTTGACAGTGACTACATTCAGAACATCACTTGGGTAGGTTGTCTCCTCGGAGAGGATAAGCCGTGTATTATTCAGGTATTCAACGGCTTCAATGAGAACGGTCTTACACTTGCAATTGCCGACAAAGACAACGGTAAGGTAGAAGCTCAGTTCTACGGCAATCTTTCACCTGAGGTTTATGATTCGGAGGACGAAATCAAGCCCCCATTTAAGATTTACAGACCGACAGAAACAGCGGAAGCAACGGAGGCATAATTATGAGAAAATTAAGCATTAAAGACGCATTTACTCTTGCTCGCATTATCAAAAAAGCAGACATCAAAGAGGAAATTGCAGACTTTGCAAATCGCATTGCTGTCAAAAATAGCAACAAAGATGAAACGGTCAACACCGAAGCAGTCGGTCTTGAATTTGTGATTACTCTGTTAACTTCTTTGGCAACCAAAGAAACAGAACAGGAATTTTATTCAATGCTTGCCGACATCAGAGGCGACATTACTGCCGATGAGGTGAGTAAATTAAGTATCCCCGAAGTCCTTGACAATGTAAAGATAATTATCAGGGAGAATGACATAAAAAGTTTTTTTACCTCGCTCTCAGCCTTGAAGTAAGAACATATGGAATGCTTATGCAGTATTGTTGCGGTAATACTGCCGTACTGCATGAGCTGTCTTTTTCTGAGGCTGTCGAGATTATCAAAGATGCTATAAATGGCCGTAACGACGAATTGCTTTATAAAGCCTATATTTTGACTGTTGTAGGAAATTTCACAGGCTTGTCGTACACGGATTTCGTTAACAAGGCAACAGGCTCGACACGGTCCGAAAACATTGTTGATACGGTCAATACAGAAGAAATTGAAAAAAAGATTGAAAACTATCTTGATAACTACAAGTGGGAGGAGGTGTAGCTAATGGCTGTTGAAATATTTAAGTTATTCGGCTCGATTTTTGTTAATAACGATGAGGCAAATAAATCAATCGCCGAAACCGAGAAAAAAGGTAAAGGTGTTGCCGCAACCTTGGGTAACGGTATCAAAACTGCTGGCAAATGGGGAGCGGCAATGGTCGGAGGTGCGGCGGCAGGCGTAGGAGCATTGTCCACTGTCGCAGAGAGCACCCGAGAATACCGAACAGAAATGGGAAAACTTGACACAGCTTTCACCACCAACAAATTCTCAGCGGCAGACGCAAAGCAAACATATTCCGACTTGTATGCCGTAGTCGGTGACAGCGGACAAGCGACAGAAGCCGCAAACCACCTTTCTTTGCTTTGCAATTCTACCAAAGATTTGCAATCTTGGACAGAAATTTGCACAGGTGTTTACGGTCAATTCGGTGATTCCTTGCCTATTGAGGGTTTGACAGAGGCGGCAAACGAAACCGCAAAAGTTGGACAGGTAACAGGTCCGCTTGCCGATGCTCTTAACTGGATGGGCGTGTCAGAAGATGAGTTCAACGAAAAACTTGCAAAATGCTCATCAGAACAAGAAAGACAGCAGTTAATCACATCCACCCTCACATCGCTATATTCTGATGCGTCGGCTCAATACAAGAAAACAAATGGCGATGTAATGGAATCTAACAGAGCTCATCAGCAGTTGTCTGACACTATGGCTCAGATTGGTGCTGTCGCCGAGCCTGTCCTTAACTCTCTTATCGGTCTTGGCGGTAAACTCCTCGAACAGCTCTCACCATTGATTAAGAGTGTGGCAAACAACCTTGCCCCTGTTTTAATCAATATTTGCGAAGAGGTAGCACCGATAATTGTGTCAATGCTTGAACAGATTATGCCACTGATTGAGGAATTGCTCCCGTTTATAGCTCAGCTTATAGAGCAGTTAGCTCCTCTCATTGTACAGATTGTCGAACAATTATTTCCGCCTTTGCTGCAGATTATACAGGACTTGTTACCGTATTTCATGCAGATAATTCAGGCTATAATGCCACTGTTTAGCACTCTTGTAGAGCTCCTGACACCCGTAATTGAGATGTTTATTCAGTTGGCGAGTGTTCTGCTCAATGGTTTATTAGCGGCACTTACTCCGATTATAGAGGATTTAGCTACATTTCTTAATGACCTTTTAACACCTCTTATTCCGATTATAAGCGAATTATGTAACACGATTGTCGGCACTTTACAGCCTGTTTTTGAACAGCTATCGCCTGTTATATCACTGGTTTTTGACGCTCTTCGACCGGTTCTTGGCCTACTCGGTGAAATGCTTGAAACACTTATCCCTGCGCTTGTTCCAGTGATTGAATGGTTGGCGCAAATCTTTTCGGAGGTTTTAGGCGGTGCAATTAAAAAAGTCAAAAAAATTCTTGAACCAATTTCGGGAACTTTTAACGGAATTGTAGATTTCGTAAAAGGTGTGTTTTCGGGAAACTGGGAACAAGCGTGGAACGGTGTTGTTAACATCTTCAAGAACGTATTTAACCTTTTACCTGCATTCGTTGAGAATGTAATCAACGGCATTATTTGGATTATTAACAAGCTCTTGGAAGGCGTAAACTGGGCAACATCAATGGTTGGCTGGGAAATAGATCCGATTCCGGAAGTAACCTTGCCTCGTTTTCGTGCCGGCATTGATTATGTACCGCACGATAAATTTGCCGCATATCTTGATGCCGGTGAGGCGGTTCTCACAGCTCAAGAGGCTGAGGAATACCGTCAGTCTAAGCGTGAAGGCAGAGGCTCAGTCTTTGAAAACGATTCAACCAATATAGTCAACAATATCAGTATTAACATTCCTTCTGTTGCGATTAATAACGATATGGACATTGATAGCTTGGTTGATGATATCAGCAACAGGCTTGCCGATGAAATAACAAGGAGGCAGAGAGCATATGCATAACTTTTATTTTGCAGACAAATGGCTGTCTTATTTTTGTGGCAGATTCGTACAAGCGCCACAGCACGAAATTTCCAAAAGGGATATTTCAGCAATTGAAATCCCATACAAGGACGGCGACATTCTCCTCGATAATGGCAGGTGGCAGAATGTGGAGTTTGAAAGAGAAATTTGTTTTCTGCCGTATTTGTCTGAGATGTCCGCACATCATCTTGCTAAGGCTGTTACTGAATGGCTGACCTTAAATCGGGGATATCAGAAGTACAAAGACACTTATAATCCCGGTTATTTTACTAAGGCTTACATATTAAATATTGATAGCATTGTACGAGAGTTGCCCTCGTTGCTTACAACCAAAATCAAATTCAATCGTGTTCCTTGGTGGTACTCAGAGATTGGTGCTAAACCTATTGAATTAGAGGTTAATAAGGCGGTGAATTTGCGTAATCCCGAAAAATACGCAAGTTTACCAACTGTCAAGATTACCAACACAAATACAAGCAGTGGCAGTAACGCTAAGGCTAATTTAACTATTAACGGAACAAAATATATCTTGTCTTGCGTTGCGGGCTATGACTACGCTCTGCTCGACGGCGAATCAATGCAGTATAGAGCGTATAAGTCTGACGGTACATCGAAATTTATCAACGACACATTACCGCCTGAATTTTCCACCGGAAATAATCAAGTTACGGTTACAGCTGTTAGCAATGCCGAGGTTAGCATTACCCCGAATTGGAGGTGTTTGTAAATGTTTTATCCCTTGCTATACGAATTGAAAAACACAACCCATATTTTGAATCAAAATGCAATGTTTAAAATCGGTATGATGACCGAGATTATAAGCGGAAAAGTTACCGAAGAACGCAACGGCGACTATTTGCTTGAAATTGAGCTTTTGGTGACAGATGACTGCGCCGATTTGCTTGATACACAACTTTTTGTCAAAGCAAAACCAAATCCGACAGACGAACCGCAATTCTTTGAAATCTATAATTTGCAGTACAAAGATAAAAAATCCGTTGTAATCAAAGCAAAGCATATCAAGCATAATTTGTACAATAATTTTTTGGTTGAAGTACAAAATCAGACAGACATAATGTGCACACCTGCGGAATGGTGGTATCGCCTTTGCACGGGGCAAGAGGAGGGATTACAAACGCAAATGACCTTGTGGGCGCACTACTTTAAATTTACATCTGATATCACCACAAAATCCTCTATGACACTCGGTTTTGTTACTCCGTGTACTCTCGGAGATTTTATGGGCGGAGCTGACGGCTCACTTGTTGATGTTTTCGGAGGCGAGTATAAATATAACAATTTCAATGTGTCTCTTTTAAAAAGCCGTGGAACAACTACTAAATACCATTTAAAGTGGGGGAAAAATCTGAGCAGTTTAACGCAAACGCTTGATTCGGACGATATTTGCTCGCACGTGGCGGCATATGCGACTTGCTATGATACCTATGCAAAGTGCAATGTTGTGCTTTGCTCACAGCCACAGGAACTTAAAAGCCACAAATCAAAGTTAATTAAGGTTAAAGCTGTTGATGTAACAGACGGTGGCTCGGTTGATATAGGTGATGCGACGGGCTACTGGAATTTTAATGCTCAGACAGGTGAAAACAAAGACCTTTTGATTCAGAAACTTAACATACAGGCTCAGGTGTTAAGAGGTCAGCTCGCAAGCACTAATGGAGCACCTACGCTCAATGCCAAGGTTGATTATCCCACAACGCTTGATGAGATGTTGGATTTGCATTTGTGCGATACAGTTTACATAGACACGGCTAATGACAGTTTGCAGGCAAAAATCATAAAAACAGATTATGATATTGTGCTTGAACGATGGAACAGCCTCGAACTCGGCACACCAAAATCAAAATTATCTGATTATATAGTAAAATGAGGTGAATAAAGTTGAACATCAACCATACGAAAATGACGCTCGAAATTAACAGCTGTAAAAACTACGAAATTTTAGAGGTCAGACAGGGCGACAAGAACTCAAGAATTATTGATTTTGTGTTTACCGTCAACGGCGAAACTGTTAACCTTACCTCTACAATGACGGCAAAAGTCAATGCTACGGTTGACGATGTAATCGTTGCGGACAGCGTTACCGCTGTCGTTGACACCGAAAATAATGTAGTCACAGTTACGCTTACAGACACAATGCTCGCATTATCAGGCATTTGTAAAATGGACATTTTGCTTACGGAAGGCGACGAAATCATAACTGCTGAAACCGTTTGTTTGCGCGTTGGAAAAAAAGTAATCAACGGTGACAGTAAAGCTTTCCCGGGAGCAAGCTCTATCGCTGAAATCACAAAAGAAGTCGAAAATGCAAGAGGTAGTTCTAATTCGCTTGGAGCAAGGCTTGATAAAACAGACAAGAGTATTGCCCGAAAGCTCGATTCAATGCCGTTCGACAGCGAACCAAAGAATAACAGCCC